AGGGATAGCAGGTGCGGCAAACTCATTGCTTATCGTCCTCCTCGCGGGTGGGCTCGTCGCCGCCGGCCACCACGGTGATCTGGGTAGGGGGCGGCGTCGGGAGCCCCTTTTCGGCGGCACGCTGGCGCTCCAGGGCCTGCTGGTCTTGAATCTCCTCCCAGTCGCCGCCGTCCTTGGCGCACACGTCCTCCAGGGTGGTGGTGCCGGTTTCCAGGCGAATCTTGTCGGCGGTGGCTTCCTTGACCGGGTCGATGTTTCCCCGGGGCGGGCCGTCCCAGCGGCCCCGGCAGTAGGCGGCCGGGAACTTGTAGTAATCCTCCGGGTCGATGGGCAGCAGGCCGTCGTTGACCCACTCCTCCATGTAGAGGCGCAGGATGGGCACGGCCCAGTAGGAGGCCAGGAACTGGGTGTAGCCCCGGAAAAAGCGCCAGGACTCCAGGGCGTCGGCCCGGGCGCTGGAGTAGTTGTTCTGCCGGAAGTCCTTCAAGAAAATCGAGGGGGCCAGGTTGAAGCCCACGGCCACCTCGGAGAAAAGCTTGTCAACGAAGGGGCCGTAGTTGCCCGCCGGGCGGTTGGGGTTGAAGGATTGCAGCTCCTCGCCGGGGTTGAGCGGGATGATGGCCCCGCCCTGGAGGCCGGAGCGGGCCGCCTGGCGCTGGGCCACCAGCCCGGCCATGTAGTCGGCCAGGGTGCTGCCGGGGGGAATCTCGCCCCCCAAAAGCTCCACGATCGCCTCCTCGGGCAGTGGCGTCTTGATGAAAGCGGCGATCAGGGCGTTGACGATGGCGGCGCGCATCTCGGTCTGCTGGTAGTGGTCCAGCATCTTGAGCTTCTTCATGATGGGGGTCATGAAGGTCTTGCCGCGGCGCTGGCCGGGCCGGGTCTTGCGGAACAGGTGCAATACGCGGGGGCGGCCCCAGAGGGTGCGGAAGGGGATGCGCTCCCATTCGTAGGCCAGCATTCCGCCTGCGGCGCCCATCATGGCCCCGCCCGGCGTGGTGCGCTGGGCGCGGGCGTAGGGCCAAAGGCTCATCCCGGCCAGGTGGGCGTCGCCGGGGTGGGCCTTGCGCACGTGGGCGGCCACGGGCGCGCCCTCGCGGTCCAGCTCGATGCCCCCGCGCAGCCGGTCGCTGTCGGGCATGTCCTGGGGGTTGCTGAGGCGATCGATCTCCACCAACTGGACGTAGGTTTTGAAGCGGCTGCCCCTGCGGCCGGTGTGGTCCCAGCGGGGCAAGGCCAGGGCCCCGCCGTTGATCAGCACGCCCCGCAGCGCGTTGTCGGTGAGCCCGGCCAGGTTTTGGGTGCGGGAGGCGTCGATGTCGGTGGCTTCGGTGGCCTCGCGCCACAGGGCCTCGATCTGCCGGGCCAGTTCGGCGGCCCACTGGCGGTCCTTGCCCAGGCGCAGGTAGTCGGGCTTGGAGCTGAAGCGCAGGCCCCGGGGCCCCACGATGCCGTCGGCGTAGGTCTGCACCACGCCCGACACCATGGGGTTGTTGCGCTCCAGGTCGCGGGAGCGCGGGGTGAGCACGCCCAGCTCGGGCAAGAGATCCGCGTCGGCCGAGCCCGCCGGGGGGTGCCAGGTGGCTAGGGCGCGGTCGTTCAGGTCGGCGGCCTGGTGGGCCACGGCCTGGGGCCGGAAGCGGTCGGCGCCGGCAAGGGGGATTGTGCGGATGATGTCGTTCATAGCTGGAACACCGGGTAGATGGGGCGGCGGCCGCGCAGGCCCTGGAGCCGCGCTATATCGCCCCTCAGACGCTGGATGTAGGCCTGGAGCGTGGGCAGGTCCACCTTGGTGTAGGTGACCTGCTTGTCGCCGTGGCCCACGGAGATCTCGCGGCGGCCGGTCAACAGGGCGTGTTCGGCCGCCTCGGCCTCGGCCAGCCGGGCTTGCAGGGTTGCCAGGTCTGCCATGGTTGCTCCTAGAGGTAGGGGTCGGCCGGGCGGACCGGCGGGGGCGCGGCGGCTGCGGCCGGGCGCGGGGTGGCCGGGGCACCTTCGCGGCGGGCCGTTTGGCTGCGCTCGATGCGGTCACACTCTTTGTTGAGGTCCAGACGCAGGCGGAGCTCCAGGCCGCAGAGCACGGCGTAGTTGTAGCCGTGCAGGTCCAGGGCCTCGTTGGGCCGCCCTGGGGTGCGGTGCCATTCCTTGACCTTGAATCCCCGGCGAAAGCGGGTGACTATCTTCTCGGCCGCGAACTGGCGGAAGTAGCCGGCCGGGCGGTCTTGGGGGAAGTGGCAGTAGCCGGGGCCGGGTACCTCGATTTTTAGGTGATCGGTTACTACCTTTTTGCCGGCGTCAACGTTGACGATGAATAGGGGCACGTTGCCCTTGTTGCGCTTGCTGTATTTCAGGGGCCAAACCGGAGCCTTGAAGCCCTTGGCGTCGCCTTTGATGGCCCACACCCGGCGGAACCACCGCTTGCGGCAGAAGGCGTAGGCCATTTCGGCGCCGCCGGCCTGGCCGCCGGTGTCCACCGCCGCCGCCTTGATGGGCAGGTCGCGGCCGTCGGCCGTGGTGAAGTGGGCGAGCAAGAGCTCGTCGGCTTCTTCCCACACCTTGGGCTGGAGGGTGTCCCCGTATATCCGCACCCATAGCAGGGACCAGTTTTCCTTATCGCGGCCCCAGCCGATGACCTCCAGCTCCAGGCGGTCGGGCTGCTGGTCGATTGCCGCGGTGATCACCGCCACCTTGGCGGGGATGGCGGGGGTTGGGCTCCAGCCCTCCGCGCGGGCGCGGCGGTAGAGCGCGTCCTCGTCCACGGTCTCGCCGGTCTCTTCCCAGGTCTCACCCATAAAGGTGTTGGTGAATACCTTTAGGGTGCCGGGCAGTTTCTTGGCCTCCAGGAACTCGGCCACGTACTCGGCCAGGGAAACCCAGGGCGAATACAATGCGCTCAACCAAAATGAGGCGTGGCCCTTGAAGGGCCGCTCGGCTCGCCACTCGCCACAGCGCACCGCAAAATGGCGCTGGGCATCGCTCCACAAGGAGCCGCACTTTTCACAGGCATAACCGGCGGTCTCGGGTAGGTGGAGCACCTTGCCGTTTTCGTCAAGGACAAGGTGGCCGTCTTCGTTGTGGAGCTTGTCCCAGGTGACGTTGGAGTGCTTGAGCACCTGGTGGGCGCCGCACGCCGGGCAGGGCACCCAGTATTTGCGCCGGTCGCCCAGGTTGTATTGCTGCTCTATGCGGCAAGTGCCCTTGTCGGCCGGGCTGGAAAAGAAGCCGAGCTTTTTGTTCCAAAAGTTGGCGGCGCGCTTACGCATGAGGGCCACGGGGTCGCCCTCTTTGGTGTTGTCGTAGCGGCCCAGCTCGTCGGCCAGGATCAACCGCTTGGGGCGGCTGGACAGGTCGCCGGGGGTCTGGGCGCTGGCTATGGTGATCTGGCCGCCCCGGAAAGTCTTGCGCAGGGTGGTGTTGTCAGGGTCGCGGCCCTTGGGCTCCATTACGATGTCGCGCAGGCAAGGAGTGTCCTCAATCATGGGATCGAGACGGGTGCGCGAAAAATCACGAGCCCGTTCCAGGGCGTCTTGCACAATCATCATGGAGCAGGGGTCAACTTCGATGAAGTATCCGGCGACGTTGAGCAGGATCTCGGATTTGGCAAGTTGCGCGGCGGCCATCCAGCTAACGGTGTGCACCGCCGGGTCGCTGAAGGCGTCCATGATCTCGCGAGTGTAGGCCACCCGGTCGGTGCGCCATTGGCCGGGCTCGGCCGCGGCGGGGCCGGAGAGGACGCGGTTAGCGTCGGCCCACTCGCTAACCGTGGTCTTGGCCGGGGGGGCTATGGCGCGGCAAAGAGCATCACGAATCAGGGCCAGCATCGGTGGGCACCTCTTGCAGTTTGCGCAGTAGCCCCTTCAAGATGAGATCGATCTCACCGGTAAGAATTTCGGCGCATTCCTGCGGGGTGGCGGCAATGGCCAAACGGGGGGCCAGCTTGGCGGGCATGCCCCGGAGCTGGTCACGAAAAAGGCGGCCAGCCTCAAAGGTAGAGTCCTCAACAAGTTGGGTTTTGACTACGGTCCCCTGGAGGAGATCCAGCTCCACCCTGGCCCTTTTGGCGTTGATGATCTCCCGCTGGGTGCGGGCCAGGGTCAGGTTGGACTCGGGCCGGGCCTCGTTATCGTCCGCCCCCCTGGGGGCGCGGGCCTTGGCCGGGCCGGGCTTGGAGTCGCGCTGCTTGCTGGTGTCTAGGTTTTGCTCCAGGGCGGCGTCGGCCGCGGCGGGGTCGATCTTGCCGGTGGCGGGGTCAACGGGAATCAGCCCTTGCTTGACCCACTTGTTGACCGCCTGGCGGGTGACGCCGCGGCGGCGCGAGTATGCTGCCTGGGAGAGAAGTTTGGGCAAGCAAGGTTACTCCTTCATCAGGCACCGCCCTGGGGTGCGGGCTCCGGCATGCCCAGCTTGGCCTTGAGCTTGCGGGCCATCTTCTTGACCGTGGCGCTCGGGGTGTAGCTGTTCAGGTAGCTGGCCGGCAGCTCCTCGCCGGTCCGGTACTCCCGGAGATACGGGGCAAGGTTGAAGTTGCGGCCAAGGGCCTCTATCCGCTGGGCCGCTCGCATCCCCGCCAGCTTGGTGTTGAACAGGGCGGCGTTGATGATCTCGTCGGTTTCCGGCAGGGCCCGCTCAACAATCAAGGATTGAAGGTGGGCAAAAGGGCCCTCCATTGTGGCCGACCAGGTGGCCCGCAGTTGGTCGGTTTTGATGATCTTGCGTCCGCCCATTTGGTGCCAGCCGAAGCCGATATTGGCCGGCAAGTAGGCCGACGGCGTGAGGGGCGAAGGCCTAAAAGGCGTGGCGTGGAAGGTGAAATAAACCGGCTTGCCGGGGGCCTCCAGGGAGCGGATCAGCTCCTCGAAACGCTCCAGGTCTTCCGGACCCTCGGAGGGGTAGGAGCCAATCAGGTACACCTTGAGCCAGGCCAGCTTGCCCTTCCACCGCAAGGAAAGCTCCCGGGTGGTCTCGCGTATCAGCTCGTCGCTGTATGGCTTGTTAAAAGCCATGCGCAGCTTTTCGCTGAGGCCGTCCAGGGCGGTGCGCACCATCTGGTTTAAGTCGCAGTCCTCAAGAACGCGGTTGAACAACACCTCCTTGGAGCCCCAATTCCAGGCCCCTTGGAAGCCCTTGTCGTGGCTTTTCAGGTGCCGCCGGGCGAAGCTGTAGTGGCAAAACAGACACCGCCGCGGGCAGCCGATCTCTATTTCCCGGTAGGCCGTGGGCTGGGTCGGCAGCTCGTGCGGGTAGAGCCCGGGAGCCTGGGCCACCATCACCGGGTGTAGGCCCGCCTCAAGGTTCATCACCGAGGGATGCTTGAAGTCGCGGCCCTTGAGCTGGGCCCGGACCAAGTCCACGATGAAGGCCTCGGCCCGGCCGAAAACGGCCACGTCCACGTAGTGGCGCAGGGGGGTGATGTTCTGTGCACCGAACCCGCCGACCACCGCCCGAAAGCTGCGCTTGCGCCAAGTGGTTAGCCGGGCCGTGGCCCGGATAAGGTTCCAGACGTCGAAGGTGCTGGTCAGGGAGATCAACACCACCTTGTGGTGGTGGGCCGTCTCCGGCGAGCAAAACACCACCTCTATGCCCGCCCGGCGCAAACAGTCCATGACCATGTAGGCCCCGGCGTTGCTGTTCCAATCAAAGGAGTTGGACTTGCGGCGGCTGGTCTTGTCCTGGGGGGCGTAAACCAGGAAGGCGACGGCGCTCATCGCTGCCACCTGAAGCCGCATTTGGGGCACTCTACAAGCTTGTCGTCCTTGGGCGTCTTGGGCGGTGGCGTGGCGCCGGGCTCTTGCCCCAAGTCAAGGGAGGCCAAGAGCTTGTCGAACTCGGCCTGGTCGAAGGCCATGAACTCCGGCGCTACGCCGATCTCGCCCAGCTCCTGGAGCTCCACCGCGAGCTGCACCTCATCCCAGGGGGCCCAGGCGGTCGAGCGCTTCAGGGCCAAACGCAGGGCCCGGACCTCCTCGGGGGTCAGGTCGTCGGTGGGGACAACCGGCAGCGTGGCCAGACCCAGGCGTTCCACTTCCTCGGGGGTCAGCGTGGCGATTGCCTTTAGGCGCAGCTTGCCGTCGATGACACCGCCGGCGGTGTCCACCAACAGGGGCA